GCATCTGAACGTCATGCCCGGTGGTCGCAAAATCGTGTGGTCGAACATCCAGTACCCGAAGCGGGGCGAGTACAAGGACGACGAATATATCCTCGTCGCGTACTCCCCCGGAACACCCGAAACGATTACCATCACCGCGACCGAGCAGAACCGGCACACCGGCATTTTCAGCCTTGCCGTCATGTGTCCGCTGGATGTCGGCGAGCTTTACCCGCAAGAGATGGGCGGGACGATAGCAGCGCATTTTCAGGCAAAGGTGCTGACCTCTGGCAGCACCCGCGTGCGCATCACAGCGCGACCTAGAGTGGCCGGGGGATACGTTGACGGTGACCGCTGGCGAACCCCGGTGACTGTGCCGTTCGAAACCATATCGGTATAGTGAAAGGAGCCCTCAGATGCCTCTATACCCGGTTGCTGGCTGCAAATTCTTTATCGGCACCAACCCCTTCGTTGAACTGGCGCAGGATGCTGTTGCCGCCGACTTCACGTCCCAGACGTGGATAGAAATGAAGTCGTGGACACAGATGGGCAGCTACGGCGACACCGCCCAGCTAATCACCACCGACCTGATCGGTGAAGGTCGCACGAAGAAACAGAAAGGGACGAAGAACGCCGGCACCATGGCCAACGTCTTCGCCTTGGCGAACACCGACGCTGGCCAGCTAAAGGCCATCACGGCGGCGGCCAGCATTTCGAATTACGCCTTCAAGGTCGAACTGAACGACAAGGCCGGCGCGCAGGTGAACAACAGCTTGCGGGAATTCTATGGGCTTGTGATGTCGGCCCAAGAAGCGGGGGGTGGGCCGAATACCGTGCAAACCTTGAACGTCACCATCGAAATCAATTCCAATATCGTCGCTATCGCGGCGGTATAACCGGAGGGCACCACCATGCCGCTTTACCCCGTCGCAGGGTGCAAGTTCTTCATCAGCACCAACCCGTTTACCGAGCTTGCAGTCGATGCCGTCGTGGGTGATTACTCGGCGGTGGTCTGGCTGGAAATGAAGTCGTGGACCCAGATGGGTTCATACGGTGACACGGCCCAGTTGATTACCACCGACCTGATCGGCGAGGGCCGCACGAAGAAGCAGAAGGGCACCAAGAACGCCGGGACGATGGCGAATGTCTTCGCCCTAGCGAATACTGACACGGGCCAACTGAAGGCTATCACAGCGGCGGCGAGTATTTCAAACTATGCCTTCAAGGTTGAGTTGAATGACAAGATTACTGGTCCGGGCGTCAACAGTACGCGCCTGATGTACGGGCTGGTCATGCAGGCACAGGAAGCCGGCGGCGGGCCGAATACCGTGCAGACCTTGAACATGACCGTGGAAATCAACTCAAACATTGTCGCCACTGCTGCGACATAACGGAGGTCCGCTATGCCGCTCTATCCGGTTGCCGGTTGCAAGTTCTGGATAAGCAACCTGCCCTTCACCGAGCTTGCTGTTGACGCCGTGGCCGCCGACTATTCCGGCGTCGCGTGGGTGGAGGTCAAGAAATGGACGCAGATGGGCAGCTACGGCGACAGTGCCCAACTGATCAACACCGACCTGATCGGTGAAGGCCGCACCAAGAAGCAGAAGGGCACCGACAATGCCGGCAGCATGGCGAACGTGTTCGCCACCGATGTGCTTGACCCCGGCCAGATCAGGGTGCTTACGGCGTCTCAGGACGTTAAGAACTACGCCTTCAAGGTCGAACTGAACGACAAGGGTCCGGGCGTCGGCGCGCTCAACAGCACGCGCCTGATGTACGGGCTGGTCATGCAGGCCCAGCAAGCCGGCGGCGGGCCGAATACCGTGCAGACGCTCAACGCCACGATGGAAATCAATTCCAACATCACCAACACCGCAGCGACGCCGGGCACGTTCCTGATGATGGCGGATGGCGAGCAGCGGGCCTACAACGAAGGCGACGAGATACCGGAAGGGGCGACGCTGGTGGAAGCGCCGCCCCCGGAGGAACCGACGCCAGAGCCCGTTCCCGAGCCCGCCCCTGAACCGCCACCGCCTGCCGAATGACACGCAAACGCAAACCGGGAGTGACTGACTTGAACGATGCGACGAAGAACACCGAAAGCGCCATGGAACTGCTTGACCTGTCGCGGTTCGACGCCATGCAGGCCGCGCAGGAAGCGGGGCTGGATGTCGATGTGAAAGACCCCACGGGGAAGAAGATCGGCTTCACGATCAAGGTGGCGGGGCCTGACAGCGCCCGCCAGCGCAAGGCCATCGAAAAGCTGGCCGCCGAGCGGATGGCCAGCGACGACCCGACCCCGCTCACGGCGCAGGAATTGTACGACAGGCAGACGAAGGGCTTGGCGTCATCCACCATTTCATGGTCGCCGTTCAAGGTGGACGGCGTGCTGCTGGAATGCACCGAAGAGAATGCCTATGCGATCTATAATCGCTTCCCGTTCATCCGCGATCAGGTGGCCGAAAGGGCAGGACGGCGGTCGGCTTTTTTCACATCGTCGAACACAAGTGCCGACTAGCGATCAGGGAGTGGGTCAAGGGTCGCAAACCTGTCTTCCCGGAAGTGGCCGAATACCTGTTCGGCTTTTTCCGGGAATTATGCTGGACGCGGCGACCCGGTTACAGCGCGCCGCTCAGTCTGGAATACCGGGAAATTGAAGCGTGGTGCAGGCTGACACGCAGGACGCTCGCACAGTGGGAATTGCGGGTGCTGCTGGAAATGGACATGACCTATCTGGAAGCACTCCGTGAGAAGGAAGAAGCGGAGAGGGTGCCCGAGAGCCCCATCCCCGGCGAAACCCTGTCGCCACGGCCCCTGACGCCCGAGCTTTTCGATAGCATCTTCAACAACGACAACCTGCCCCGGCACAAGCGGGGTGACGCCTGATGTCCGCTGAGCTTGGCATCACCGTCACCACGACCGGCCTCCATGAAGCCGTCCCGGATTTGGCCAATCTGGCGGGCCAAGCCGGGAAGACCGAAGCTGCCGTCACCAGTCTCGGGCAGGCCACAGCCCAGCAGTCCGGGCAGGCTGGCGCGGCGATCACCAAGTTCACGCAGGCGGCCAATACCCAGTTCCAGCAGTCGGGCGCGCAGGCCGACACCTACGCGGCGCGCATTGAGAAGGCCCTGAACATCCACGGTGGCGGCGGCCTCGCCCAGTTCGGTTCGATGGTCAGCGCGCAGCTTCAGAAAGCTGCCACTGAGGCTGAGCAGTTTCAGGCGCGCATCAACCGGGCGCTGAACGTCAAGACCGAGTTCAACACCGAAAGCCGTGGGGCCGACATTGCCGCCTATGGCGCGGAACTGGATCGTCTGCGGAACCGCTACGTCCCCCTCGCAGCGGCAGAAACGCAGCACCTGAACAGCCTTTCCCTAATCCGCAACGCGCATATGCAGGGGGCAATCAGCGCGGATGAGATGACGGACGCCATCAACCGGGAAACCATGGCGTTCATGCGGCTGGAAGCGGAGCAGCTAAAGGTAGCGGAGCAGGCCAAGCAGGCGGTGGCGCAGCGCGGCTTACCTGCACAGCCGGGTCAGTCTGGCACGAACAATCAGGCGGGCACGAACCGCATGATGCAGACCAACCTGATGTACCAGCTTCAGGACATTGCGGTCACGTCCGCGATGGGCATGAACCCGGCCATGATCGCCTTGCAGCAAGGCACGCAGCTTGCCGCAGGTATGCAGATGATGGGCGGGGCCAAAGAGGGCGTCATGGGCCTCGTTGGCGCGCTCAAGAGCATGTTTTCGTGGTCAAGCATCCTGCCCATCGCGATCATCGGCATCGGCGCGGCGTTCTACCAGTGGGTGACTTCGTCCAAGAAGGGTGTCGAAACCCTTGACGAGGCGATGAAGAAGCACAGCGAGAGCATCCGCATCCTTGACCAGCTTTATGGCGAGGCGGCGGCCTCGGCCAAGCTGCTCTTCACGACTGGCGGTCAGGCTTATGCCGAAGCGCTGGCAGCGGTCGATGTGGAGCAGTTGCAGAAGCAGCTAAAAGAGGTTGGCGAGACGGTAACCTCAAAGGCGCGTGGCGACGAGCCCACCGTTGCAAATCTCGGGTTGTTCCGGGGTGAGGGCATTGAAGGGGTCACCGAAGCACGCGGGCAATCGGGGTTTGCGGCGTTCCAGCCCGCCTTGGACAAATACCTTGAGCAGGTGCGGCAGGGCTCAAGCGACACATCGAAGCTGTTTGAGGAAATCGACAGGCTCGTCAACATCGACCCTGCCGGGCTGATGACGGCAGGCGAAAGCCTGAAGCTCGTCGTTGAAGGTGCCACCGACCTTAAGCGCGAGTTCGCTGGCTTCGAAGACCCGATTAACCGGCTGAATTTGGCACTCAAGGAAGGCACGCTCACCCCGGAACTGTTCAGTGAAATCGCCGACGAAACCGCGCGCATCGGGGTAGACACTGACCGGGTTAAAAACGCCAATGATCTGCTGAAGACCTTCGGCGATATTGCGAAGGTCAGCGATGCGTTGCTGGAGGGGATCATCAAGCGCGACGCAATTGCGCGTGCGGCGACCTTGCAGGAATTGCAGCAGGCGAGCCAAAGGGCAAGAACCGACGATGAGCGGCTTGAGACTGTTCGGGCGCTTACCGAAGAGCAGCAAAGGTATGCTTCCGAGATAGCGCGAACCGCCGCGATAGCGCGGGCGCTGGATGCGGAACAGGAACGCATCGACAATCAGCATCTGGAATATCAGCGGAGCTTGGCAGACGGGCATCGAACCACGATGCGACAGGCAGAGGAGGAAATTGCGCTGCTGGGGCTGCGCGGTTCCGCTCAAGATGTGACGCGGCGAATGCTTCAGGAAATTGCCGCGATTGAGGAACAGGCGCGCAAGGCAGGCATCGATGCGTCCGATGCACGGTATCAAGAATATCAGGTCATGATCGATGCAGCCAAAGAGTTCTACAAATGGCTGCTGGGCATCAAGGAAGAGGAAGAGGCCATCTTGCGGGGGCGCAGCGCCGCCCAGACCGACGCCCAGATCAAGGCCATGTTCGCCACCACCGACGCCGGGCGCATCGCGTCGGCGCGCGAGGGGGCGATGGCCGGGAAGCCCGCAGGCCCCGACACCACCTTCGAAGGCGACGAGGCGGCGCGCATTGAGGCGGCGCGCATCGAAAAGGAACACGCCGACGCCACCAAGTCGCGGACGCAGGCGCTGGACGATCTGCTGAAGAAGCAGGAACTGGAAATCGCGCTCATCGGCAGGACGGCGGGCGAGCAGGCGGCGCTGCACGAAGAATTCCGCCTGATGCAGGAATACAAGCTCTACGCGCTAGAGCATGGCATAGAGATGGATCAGAAGGTTCTAGACCTCATCCATGCTCAGACCCAAGCCTACGGCGAGCAGGTCGATGTCCTGAACCAGAAGAAACTGATGGAAGACCTGATTTTTGAGCGCTCGCTGATTGGCTTGAGCGCCGAAGAGGCCGGCATCGCGCAACGGCTCAGGGGCACGGGCCAAAGCACGACAGGCGCGACAGCCGATTACATGCGCGAGAACGCTGCCATGGAACGGGCGGCGGCTGACCGGGAAGACTGGTCGAACATGGGGCGCGACAGCGCCCGCGACTTCCTCGGCAGCATGGTGGACGCCATCGTTGAAGGTGGCGACGATATGGGCGAGGCGCTGGTCAAGGCCATCGTCGGCGCGGCCCAGCGCACGCTGGACAAGATCATCGACAAGCTGCTTGACCAGATCATCAACGCCCTCTTCGGCGTCCCCGGAACTGGCGGCGCAGCGGGTGCTGGCGGCAGTGGCGGGTTGGTCGGCGATGTCATCAGCGACATATTCGGCACCAGTACGGGTGGCGCTCAGGGCGGCAGTAGCAGCGGCGGCATCATCGGGGCTGTCATCAACGGGTTCAACCCAAGCACGGCAGCGGCAGCGGGGCTCAACCCGGCGAACTTCGTGCCGGGTGGCTGGGGTGCAGGCGGCGTCACAGCCACCGGCAGCGACAGGCTGGGGTTGGCCAGCTTTGAAGAGATGGTGGCGTTCGCCGAGAACGCCGCGAGGGTTCGCAACATAGACGTAAGCACTGCGATCAAGCTGATGAAGCATGAAGGCTTGCAGCCGGGCACATGGCAATCGCTTGTCGGCAAGGGGACGGGGCATCAGGAAACTTCTTACGGTGCCATGCAGCTTCTCAAGGGCGGTGGCCTCGGCGATGTGTTCGAACGTCAGACCGGGCTGAGAGTTTCCGACCCGAATACGTGGCGGCAGAATATCGAATTCGGCCTGAACGAGGCTGCGAGGAAGAAAAGCTGGGGCGACTGGATGGGGCGCGGCCCGGCGGGCATCGGTATCCGCGAGGGGTTGGCGAACGCCCGCCAAGTGCCGCTTAGCGGTGCGTTTGGCGGCGGCGGTGCCAGTGCTGTTGGAAACCAGCTTAGCAGCCTGACAAGTATCGTGGGGGACGCGGGCACGACCCAGCAGGGCATCCCGCTCACTGAAATCATGGTCGGGGCCGGCAAGAGCTTCAAGGTGGCCACGGCCTATTCCAACCGGTTTGCCGGGTTCCTGAAAGAGCTTGAGGGCACCGGCTACAAGATAGGGGATGTCGGCGAAGGCGGATATTCGTTCCGCACCGTGAAGGGCTCAGGAGGTGTTCTTTCCAAGCATTCGTTCGGTGAGGCCATCGACATCAACCCGGCCAAGAACCCGTGGGCCAACAGTCTCAAGACTGACATGCCCGAAGGCGTCGGGGCCATGGCCAAGAAGTGGGGCCTGAAGTGGGGCGGCGAGTGGAACAAGCCCGACGCCATGCACTTCCAAGTCGATAAGAGCTTGGAAGGTCTGGACAGTTCGATTGTCAAGGCGACCGAAAGCACAGTGAAGTCGTCGGCGTCGCTGCTGGGCCTGACCAACATCAGCGAGAAAACCATCGGTTCCATGTCCGAGATGGCGGGCGGCATGGACAACCTCGGTTCGATGTTGAGCAGCTTTTCAGCGAGCCCCACGGGTGGCGGGTCAAGCTGGTTCGGTGGCTTGGCAAAGATGTTCGGCGGCAGCGGCGGTGCCATCAGCAATATGTTCAGCATGAGCCCGCAGGCCACCATGGCTATCCTGTCGGGCGGCGGTGGCCTGTACCACGAAGGCAACGTCGGCGTGTCGTCATTCGTGACCCGTCACCTTGACGATATGTCGGTGTTCAACGGCGCACCGCGCTTCCACAACGGCACTGAGAAGAAAGGGCTACAGCTAAAGGGCTTCGCGTCCGACGAGTACCCGGCAATTCTGCGCAAGGGCGAACTGGTCTTCCCGGACAAGGCGGCGGTGAAGAAGTACATGATGCCCGAAATCATCGGGGATATGTGGTCGAAGGCCCCGCGCTTCCACGACGGCAACACGAAGGGCAGTAGCGGTCTTCTGGCCGCTGCCGACATCCAGAAGGCCATAAAAGACGGAACAATCGAAACCGACAGAGGCATCGTGGCGATGCTGGCGTCGCTGATGGATTTCACCAAAGAGGCCAAAGCCGCTGCGAAGGACACCCTTGCCGACGACCCCACCATCATCCGCTACACAGGCGAGTACTCGGTCAACAAATACGGTGAACTGGTCGATAAGAAAGGCAAGCTTGTCTGGGGCACATCGGCCCCGCTCTACACAACGCCCGAAGAGTTGAAGGCCGACCCGAAGCCGGGTGGCTGGGACATGGGCGAGTTCATGCGGACGTTCGAAAACGCGCCGAAGCTGCATGGCGGCAACGTGATAGGCGCATGGATGAACGCCCCACGGCTGCACAACGGCAACGCGGAGAAGTTCAAGGCCGACGAGTATCCGGCGGTGCTGCGGCGGGGCGAGCCGGTGTTCCCGTCGATGGCTGCGGCGCAGGCCATGATGGGCGGCAACGCCTTCGTGAACGTCCACAACTATTCCGGCGCGAAGGTCACCACCCAGCAGACCAAGGACAACAAGGGCATGACCATCGACGTGATGGTTGACCGGCTGGTGGCCACCCAGATCGATCAGCGCGGCACGGCGTCCAACAATGCGATCCGTTCCAAGTTCGCGGTCACCGAGCGATTGAGGCCCAGATAAATGCCCGCCTATTGGCCCACGGCGCTGCCGCAGCAATTCACAAGGGATGGCTATCAGGACGCCTTCGCCGACAACCGGCTGTCCACCGCCGCTGAAGTCGGCCCGGCGCTGATCCGCTCGCGCATGACCGCCATGGCACGCCCCATCGCGGGCGTGATGCACATGCGCAAAGACCAGTTGGTTCGCTTACGCAAATTCTGGAAGGACGACACGCTGGACGGCAAGCTGCCGTTCTACTTTCCAGACCCGGTTTTCGGCTACGGCTGGCGGCGCAACCTCATCCCCAACAGCACTCAGGCTGGGGCCGCAGTCGGCAACCCCGGAACCCTGCCCACGGGCTGGTCGGGCGGCGGCACCCAGAACGGCATTGCAAAGGAAGTCACGGGGTTCAGCACCGAAGGCGGCATCCCGTACATTGACCTGCGGTTCAACGGCTACGCGACCTCGGGGCTCATCAACGACACGACCTATGTGGCCTCGGCCCCGGCGGTTCCGGGGAGGTACACGCACAGCAACTACGTGCGCATGATCGCGGGCAGCACGGCGAACGTATCGCAGATACAGCTTGTGCTGGTCAGCACGCCGTCACAAAGCAACCTTGTCGATATCAAGCCCCTGCTGACCGGCGAGGCGCTGGCCACCCAGCGCTATTCGCAGTCGTGGACGCCCACCGTGACCGGCCTGACAGCCATGCAGCCGCGCATCCGCGTGCGCGGGGTGGTCGGCCTGCTGATGGACATCACGCTGCGCATCGGCGGCGTGCAACTGGAACTGGCCGCCTCGGCGACCGACTTCATGCCAACACCCAACGACAGTATGCCGGTGACCCGTTTCAGGCCCGGCGGCGCACCGCCGCAGCCGACCCACATGGGCGGCGACGTGTGGGCCGTGAACATGGAACTGGAAATTTTCGAGATATGAGCAAGACCACCATCTCGCTGAACTTCCGCACGCAGTTGCAGCTTCAGGAAAGCGACGAGGTGGCGATCATGCTCGTCACGCTGAAGCACCCGGACACTGCCGAAATCGTCAGGTTGAGCGGCGACGATACGGTGGTGCTGTCGAACACGCCCGAGATGGTCTGGGGCACGGTCAGCGGCGGCATGACTTACACCTACCGCCCGCTGAGCCTGCGCCTGCCGACCGACATGGCCGACCGCCCGCCCCGGATGCAACTGGTCGTTGAGAACGTGACCGGGGCCATGGTGGCGTTCACGGCCAGCATGATACAGCGCGGCACCTGCGACCTCGTCATCGTCGCGGCCAGCGCGGTGGACACCGTGCAGATACCTTTCCCGACGATGGATTTGCGTGGGTTCACCCGCAACAGCGACATCATCACATTCGACATCGGGCTGGATGCCGCCGAAGACGAGCCCATCCCGGCGGGCCTGTTCGCCCCGGCGGGTTTTCCGGGGATTTTCGTGTGACCCCGCGTGATTTCGAACCCTACATTGGCATCCCGTGGGAAGACGGGGGCCGCACGC